TAGTGGCAAGACTAGTATTAGTGGCGCTTTCTTAGGCAGTATTTCCAAACATTACCAATGAGCCAATACCCTCTTTCCATTTATACACCATTCCATTTGGATCATAAAATACCTTTCTAATGGAAGCGTTTTGAATTCTTTCAGAATCTTGTACGAAATTATTTATGGTGGGCTTTTTACCAACATATCGTCCACTAGCATATTTAAGAAATACAGACTTAAATAATGCTTTATTTTCTGGCAATAAATCTGGCACCTTATCTGGCTCAAATCCATTAGCTCTATCAAATTTAATATCAAATGGGGTTAATGGATCATATAGGGAGCCGTCAAAAACATCCGTTGCTGGTCGTTGATTTACAACTCCAAATTTAAAATATGCCGCATTATCAGTGCCTGTAATGGCAACATTAAAAGTTCCATTACTATCATAAGAGGAGGTGCTATTAGCGACTAATCCGGCAAAGATCTGCGTACCGCTTTTATCTTTGGTAAATTGATTGCGCATGATTAGCCACAACCAATTTGGAAAATCTCTACCCACAGATAGTGATTTTTCTACGGAATCATTTTGTCCTGCGTGAAAAAAATCTTGCATATTTGCAAAAGCTTTACTTGCAGTTTGCAAAAATCCGCCACCCATTGCATCTTGCAAACCGCCAATAATCTTATTATCAACTTTAGTTTTGGAACTAACAAATATATGCACCACATCCATTGGCTGGATAATTAATTTAGTGCCATAATGTAGGCGTAGTTTTTTTCTTATATCATTGGTCTTGGCGTTATGTGCCTTCATAACTGTTTGAGAATTTTTATTTATTTGTAATTGATTAAAGGCACTTTTTACAATTCTATTAAATAGTGCAGCCTCACTATTTGGTTGAATAGAAACGGATTCTGCGACACCAGAAGGATCAATAATAGTGGCTGCCGGATTTAAAAGAGTAAGGGCGGCAACACCCAATAGAGAAGCTGCGCGACCATATGAGTTTGGATCTATACCATCTGCGCCTGCCAATTCTGCGCCTCGAAAATATGCCGGATCTATATTTACATTAAAAATAGAACCAGTAAATTGAATTTCAATTCCACTATTATCAATAATGGCTCTAATGCGTTTTCCAAGAAAAGTATCTGGTTCAATAATAAAATTAATTGGGTTAGCATTACGTCGCGCTCTCATTTTATTAAGAGCAGCCTTATCGTCTTGGATACCTTTATTTACAATATCTAAACTTAATTGTACGAAAGAACTTCCTTTTACCGTATTTGTAGCATCAGCTATTGCTTGTTCAATATCATTATGCGTTACCCTCATCAGCTGATAGGGATCGACGAAAGTAATATTAAAAGAACCCCCTCCAAAATTAATAGAAGTGGTGGTGCTAATGTTAAATGCTGTGGTAAATTCTATAACACCAGTACCTGTACCCAAATCAGTTCTAAAAGAATTTAATTGATTAGTAGTCCAATTAGTGATTAAAGTATCGCGAGACAAATTAGTAATGGTTTTTACTTGATCAATAACGGCTTTAAATTTATTAAAAGAACTGGAGCCAGAAAATAACGAACCCAATGTATCTGTGGCGGCAAATAATGCCGGCATTAGATGGTGATCGAGCGATCCCATCTCAATAGCAACACTTTCTAATTTGGTTAATCTTTCATAAGCAGCAATTTGCTTACATTTATTTTGAAATAAAAATTTAGTAGCACGTAAAAATAATCTTTCTTGATCGTCTGCCAAATCGATACGAGTATTATCTGCCAATGAGGCGAAGGCTCGCTTTTTAACAAGAATAGTTACCTCAGGTTCTTGCATCCAAATTTCCAGTTGCTTTTGTCGAGGATTAAAAAGAGACGTTCTTTGAAAACCTTCTTCGGTATAAGATCTTTCAGCTGATTGATCAAATTGATTTGCGAATGCGCCGAGTTTTCCGTAAGGAACGGTATGCCCATTTTTTACAACATCCAATGACTTAAGCTTAGAATCACCTAAACTAAATTGTTGCGCAAGTACATCTCCAAGACCATTAAAAAAATCACTCATTATTTGTTACTCTATTATGTCTTATTCGGCGTACGTTATTATATATCATCTACGAAATCCTTTACCAAAGGAAAGCGGCACTCCCCCTTCTGAATTATTAGAAGGTCCGGAATTTGCACTTCTTTGCCAACCATAACTATTAGTTCTATATCCTCTCTGTTGGGTTACTGTAAATTGAATATCATAATCAAATAAACCTAATTTATCTACCGATTCGGTATAAGACATACTTGTAAAAAATCCACGATATACCTTACCATTATAATACATCTCTACACCAAATGCCATAGCCGCCAACGTAGGCGGGTTACGAGGTAATAAGCTTTGCGTCTTGGGATCCGTTCCTAATATGCCGCCAGCTACGCCAGAAAAAATATCCCCACCTAATCCAGAAATGCCCTTTCCCAAACTATCAATGGTATCTCCTAATCCAGAGACCAAACTGTCAGAAGCCATTGTTAGAGCGATGGGATCGAAATTAAATTGTTCTGCTCTATAAATTTCATAAAGCACATTTAGTCCCTCAACGCCCGAACTGCCAGTATGTCCTCGCAAATTCAAAGTGGCTAACTCTTCGCCCCAATACTGAATAACATAACCGCCTTTAGTTCTTTCTGGTGTAATTAATTTCTTAAAATTATACTGAATAGATTGCGGATTGATATACATATTAATAATTCCAACTTCTGGAATAAACCAATGCACAATATGTCTATGAGTAGTAGCTTTTTGTTGAGCTTTAACTTTGCTGGACGGCAAGCCGTCGCCGCTAGCTGATGACATAGGTGGCACGGTAAAGCCATCCTCCTCAAAAGAACGAGTAGCTGTGCCCGCGGTGCCTAATACTTCAGTTATACTACCTAATAAATCAGTTGCCATTTAAGTCCTTAATATCCTGGATTATGCGGATCATATTTTGTGTAGTTGGTGCCGCCGGAGAGAGGGTTAGCTTTAACAATTGCATGAGGTGATTGGGTGGTTTGTGTAGCTGTTAATCCGTCTGCTAATCTAACGGTAAGTTCTACTTTGGCGGGAGCCTGTTCAGTTGCTTTTGCACCGGCTAGCATCATATGTGTACCTAAAGCAGTGGGGCGGGTTGTTCGTTGAGCGGCAGTAGCCTGAGCGGAGAGAGAGGAGTGGGGCTGTTGTGGTTGTCGAAATAATGACATATATTTTTCTGGTTGCACTGTTCCACGAGCAGTGGCGCGAGTTGAGCGCTCTTGCTCTCGTAAGGTAGTCTGATCTACTGATTCATTTCTTTTAAGCGCACTATCCCGTATTCTCTCTTGTGCCGCTTGAGCCATACTTCGAGTATTTGCAACTATAGTTTTTGGTGCAGTTACAAGCGCATGTCGAGCAGCCATTCGATTTTGTTCTGTTGCGGTTTGTTTTTCGCCTGCCTTAGCAGTAGGCGTTTGCATATTTTTTAAATTTTGCTGTGCATCAAGTATAAATCCCTTTAAATCCCCCTCACCTTCTTTTGAACCGGCAGTACCAAGCGCTATGCGCGCAGTTGCTAAAAAGGTTTGATTAGCTATAACAGCAGCCCGGTCTAATGAATTATTTATAACTTTTAATACATCTACTTGTTCTTTTTGAAGATTGGCGCCCTTTTGAGTTAAATCTTCTGTTGCCGTTAATGCATCTTTTAAAGCATTAGCGGTTTCTGAAGGTCCTTTAGCCATTGCCTCTAATAGGCGTGTAGCAGATTTGTCATCCGGCGCCATTTTACCAAAAGCACCGCTTTGTAACATTTCTCTTTGTCGCATAAACTGTGCAGCTGCTTGAGGGCTAGCTGCGGCTTCGGCTTGAGTATAAATTTTGCCGCCCGCCTGTTGTTTAAAAGATTTTTCAAGCATAGATGCAACCTGATCTGTTTTACCTTTTCTTAATAACTCCTCTACTTGAAATGCTCCCTGCAAGCCTCCCGGACCACCGCTTCTTGCGGAAATCATAGCTTTAGTTCCCATTTCTAAATTATTCATAGATTTTACCATACTTTGTATAATATTTACAGATGATTTGGCGGTTAATCCGGTATTTTGAAGAGCACCAGAAAAACGCGCTAATACATTAGTGGCTCCTTGAGTATTATCGCCTACCATTTTAAATTCATCGGCAATGGCGGTTAAATAACTTTCAGTATCTTCAAATCTTAATCCTAATTTATTAGACGCCTCTGCCATAAGAGAAAACATCGCAGCGCCCTTTTGGGCATTATCAGTAACTTGACCTTGCGCATTGCCTAAATCTTCATATGCAATCGACATAGCTTTCAATACTTCTTCATTATCGCGACCTGCACCGCGTGCTAATGTCATAGCTGCTGTTAATGCGTCGGTAGTTTCACCACCTGCCTTGCCCGAAGTAATCATTGCATTCATTACATTAGGGATAGTGCCAAGTTTAGATGCAAATTCACCAGTAATTTTTAAACTTTCCCCAGTAATAGCCGAAGTATTAACTAAATGGGTCCCGTATTGTTGGACTTTTGCAGATAAGTTTGTTACTATATTATTATGCTCATCAAATACGTTGCTCATATTACCAGTAGCGCCTTGCATATTCATATATGCGGTCTCCAATTGTTGTGCACTACTTGCCATCTCAAAAAATTTCTTAGCCCCTCCTTCTGTTTCATTAATTAATTTATTTATAGCTGGTGAAACCATAATTGCCGCTTTTTCCCAACTACCAAATCTAGCAGTTAATTCATTAAAAGACTCACTCATAGTATTAACTGATTTGCTATTTTTAATAGCTATATTTTGAAAAGCATCAAATTTTGTAGCTACAGTTAATAGTGTGCCAAGAACATTTGTTGCAGTATCATATGTCTCATTAGAGACATTGCCTGCTGCAGTAAATTCTTGAACTTTATTAGTAGCTTCTTTAATGGCTGCCGAAGTTTTTGCCCAAACAGCCGCTAGCTTATCAGAAACTTCCTTTGAAGTTGTACCAAACAAACTAGTAAGTTTAGTTACATCTTCTAAACTTATTTTATATTTATCTATAATGGATTGGGTTTCCGGTGTAATTTCTCCGACCATTTAAATCCTTAATTTACCTTTTTACGTCTGCGACGTTTTGGTTTATCAGATGTTGCTTTTTCTTGCTCTTTCAAGATAGATTCGCGAACCATATCTGCCGTCGCTTCAAATTCTTTTTCAGAAACTGAATAAGAATTGCCTGTATCGGTAAGTGATTTTACAGCTTCAGGATTAATGAATGACCCTATCAAATATCCGTGATGTTTGAATAGATCTATATTTTCATTATTATCTTCTAACCAACTATTAAACATCCACGTTTTCATAATTGGATCCATATTTTCAATAGTCGGATCATCTGGTAGCTTGTTAAAAGTCTTACATAAATACCATAAAAATCTATGATCCGGCTCTTTTACGATTTTTTTATGTCCTCAAGTACTTCTTTCACCTCCTGTTCTGTTTGCAATCCATATTTGGTCTGAACTTCATTACGTAATGTATTAAATTCATTATATAATTTATTTATTGTGACATCTTCCATATCATCAACTAACTGCAATTTCAGATTAAAATCATCACCACCCAACGCAGTCTCCGTGGGCTGACCGTCTATTTCATAAATGGCTCTTGCTAATGTTTGACGACGAATTTCAAATGATGCATCCACATCATTAACGCATCCAAAGATAGACATTGTTGTTGCTCGGGCTTCTTTGGTCTTTAAAGTGCGTAATGAAAAGGTAATACCTTCCATATCTACATTTTTAGTAAGCCTGCCAATATTAGCTAATATTTCAATGCGTTTTTTAGCGTAATCGCCCATTTTTTCTTCTTTGGAGCCACGACGACGCTGTTGTAACTCTTCTCGTTCAGCGGCAGATAACTCATAGCCGGGCGGCGGTTGAGCCGCTCTATACATAGGATTTAGAGTGGGCTGATCGTCGTCAGGCTCACCTACATTAAACTCGCGCAATGGAGTTGGGGGTTCGGAAGATTTTTTATAAAAAGATGAAGACATTAATACCTCGCAATCATTTAATGTATATATCAAATGATGCGAGGTATTTAACTAAATTATACTGTACGGTCAAAAGCAGCGCTAATTAGCCCTGATGCATCGAGCGCACCACGACGCTTACCAACGTCAGTCTGTTGTTCAATACCGGCAACATCAGTTTGTAATAGGATACCGCGAGAGCCGCCAGATGCCGCTTTGCCTCCACCGACGCCCAACGTGCTACTAATGTCTTCAGCCATCCAAGACATATTGTCTGTAATTATCCAGTTATCTGCCGCATATGAGTAGTCAATACCCGTAATCCAAACATTTTTAATAGTCGTAACGATTGTATTTGAATCATCACCATTCCATCTATCATAGATGTCAATATTAAATGGAATGCGTTGTGATTTAGCGTGTAAAAATCCACGACTAAATGCTTCTGCAATACGCTGTTGATCGAAGCGAATTCTGCGACAAGTTCCAGAAATATTAGTAGATTTAGTAGGAACGCTATCGATATGACCGTCTGTGCCCACTTCATCTACAGGAGTAACGGTGCGCTCTTCACGAATTTCTATAGTTTGTACCGCACCTACAGCATTTGCCCCAACGCGAATTATAATTTGAGTAGATATGCCTGTGCCGGTTCTATTACTACCGTCCACATTTTCAAGTGTACTACCTGTATTTGAAGTTACGTTTGCCATTTTTATCCTTAGAAAAAAGCTTACTATATAATATTACTTTTTATGCCTTATTCTAAAATCAATAGAAAAGTGAATAACTATTGATTTTAGATGTAATAAGGATTAGATTACCCCGATACCAACTCGTAAGAAGATCCAATTTACTGGATAGTTGGGTTGTACTTTAACCGAAATATTCCATTGACGAGGATCAACTGAATCGCGTCTAACCAATAAACCTGCGAAATCAGTTATAATGCGTTGATTAATAAACGATTGTAATAATCCAACCGCACGAGTTGCCAAAATTACCATTGTATCTGGCTCTTCTGGCATACCTACAAATCCAGCAAATCCGGCGCGAAGTGTTTTGGCAATACGATCTCTAATAAAGATTATTGACATTTCTTGTTCTTCTGGGAAACCACTTTGCGTAGTTGTAAGTCCCCAAACCACTCTTCCACCGCCAGCAACAGGCTGTAGAACGGCAACTCCGGCGGCTGCCAATTGTTCTAATGTAGTTACTGATAGCGTTTTATCGCGTAAGATATTGAAGCCGCTAATTACTTTATTTGTAAGAGGCATTGCGATGTTGGCAGTGCCCGATACTAATCCAGCTGCAGCCGCTCCGATATAGAATCCGCTAACTTTAGTATTCTCTCCACCAACAACAGTTACAATCTCGTCTGGATAGAAATACATTGCTCGGAATGCATGTCCAAACCCATCCGCAACTGAATAGTTAGTTAAATCTTCCGTATTGCCAGATAATACTTCGGCAACGGTATCGCCTTGAATACCTTCAAGTATTCCGATATCCTCTACGGCGGCAGGCTCAGCTCCAGTAAGATTTTCTGGAGTTAATCCTTGAATTGCGCCAGTAAAGAGCACGCGCTCTTTTTTGTTGCGAAGATTGCTCATCGTTAAACAATGATTGAGACAGTTTTGGAAAATAACCGACATAGTTTGTTGTGGTAGTGGTACCAAAATATCTATTTCAATAGTTTCCAATTTTTGGAGTGCAGTAACCCATCCAGCATCGAAGAAATCTGCATCTCGGTTATCAACAAGAGTGACGCGAAGTGAATTACCATCTGGAACGATATTATGATTCAATACGAGATAACTTTGTAAGTCACCCGAATTTTGATCTATAACCTCATAATCTAAAGTGCCCTCGCTAACGAAGTTTACTTGAGCACTTTCAGTAATATTACTGCCATCAATAATTAATGCCCCATTAACAACGCCGATAATATCAAAGGTGCCATTATTATCAACAGAATTTACGGCATCAAATATTTGA